ATCACATTCCATGATCACCAACCTATGCAAATGGGAGATGGCGAAGAGTATCGTGCTGCAACAATGCACAAATCCTCAGGCCAAAAAATTTCTCACTGCTGCTATTTTGTGTTGTATTACAGTATATAACACCCGGAACAATGTTGGAGCAATATCTGCTATTATGCAGTTTGTAAATTCAGAGTTCTCATCAAATGCAGGTTGTGTTGATGATATCTGGCGTCTTTTAATGGACATGAATGGAACCCAAAATGTTGACAAAGAAGACTACGACACATTGTCGAGTCATGCTGACAGCGGTACTGATGTACTCCATCAGTTGCAAGAAGCAAAGTCCAATTGGGAAACGTTCAAAAATGGTCCTGGTTTTTCAAAATTTCACAAGTTTATGTGCACCCTTGTTGCGTGCGGATTGGTTGAAGGCAAAGAGTACGATGTCTCCCTCGGGAACATTGAACTCTTCACCATGAACACCAAAACCACAACTATGGGAGCTATTGACGCAATGGATGCATTAATTCAACTCACCACATACTTAGTGGAGAGCGGTATATATGCATTCGCGCACAAATCAGTGAAACCATTCTTTTTCGATGATAAGTTAGCCTTAGAGTTAGATAATGAATACATCAAGTATAACGCTATGATGGAGCATTTGGCGACCGGCAATCTTGAGAATTACTACAATTTGACCGAACAAGAACTAGAAGAACAGATCACCTCATTAATGGATAGGATGACAAGTGCCCAGACCAACCTAAAAGGAATTGCGTACACCATTCTGAATAAGAAGAGAGAAAACGTAGCGAAATGGTTGGATCGAGTTATCGACTGTCGCATAGCATGCGGCACTAGAGAAGCTCCTTTTTCACCTGTCATCGTTGGAGATTCGAACATTGGAAAGACCACATTGACCCAAATATTTTCGCGAGAGATCGCGGCACGAAACGGGTTCAATGGTGAGTCTCGATATCAAGCAGTCATTCAGGGAAACGACAAATTTTGGACGGCCTACAAAGGTTACACAAACGTCGTTATTTTGGATGATTTTGGAAACACGAAAGTTGAATATATGCAAGAG